CCATCGGCGTGCTGGGTGCGAAGGAGCTTGTCAACCGCATGCAGTTGACGCTGGACTCGCTGGGACTCTACACCACGGGTACGGGTTACCTCATCAACCTCGTGTTGAACGGGTTTACCAACGGCGGCTTCACTGGTGGCTTCGTGGCTCCGATTCAGCAGGCCAACGGCGTTACCTCGTCGCTGGCGCAGATTGCGCTGAACACCACGGCGGGTATCACGGTGACGGGTGGTGAGTCGGTGTACGCCTTCTACACCAACCCGACTGGCGTGACTACCGCTAGCTTGGAGCGGGTTCGTGACCTCGGTAACTCCATCCTCGGTGGCGGTACCGTGAACACGATTTCGACCACTCAGGCGGGCTTCTACCCAGACGGCCCGGACGTACTGTACGTGGTGGCTACCCCGCTGTCGGCTACGGCGTCCACCATCCTTGCGCGTATCAACTGGAAGGAGGCTCAGGCGTAATGGCTAAGTCTCCTGCTTGGACCCGCAAGGAAGGCAAGAACCCTGCTGGAGGCTTGAACGCCAAAGGCAGGGCTTCCTACAACAAGGCCAACCCCGGTAAGCCGGGGTTGAAACCCCCGCAGCCCAAGGGCGGGCCACGGCGCGACTCCTTCTGTGCCCGGATGACGGGCATGAAGAAGAAGCTGACTTCGGAGAAGACAGCCAATGACCCGAACTCGCGCATCAACAAAAGCCTCCGTGCGTGGAATTGCTAGGATGAGCCACCACGAATGGAGTGACACCATGAAACACATCATGGATGGACTATCCGTGGTGACTGTTCTGGGGACAATCACAAAAATGCTTCCAGCAGTCGCGGCGATGTTCACCATCATCTGGACCGGGATTCGCATTTACGAGTCAGACACTGTCCAGAAGTTACTCGGCAAGGACAAGAAGGAATCTGACAGTGGCGAGTAAGAAAAACTGGATTGCCGGTGCAATCAAGAAGCCCGGTGCCCTGCATGAGCAGATGGGTATTCCCAAGGGGAAGAAGATTCCCAGCAAGGCGCTCGCCAAAGCCGCAAAGGCTCCCGGTAAGCTCGGTCAACGTGCGCGTCTCGCGCAAACTCTCAAGGGGTTCAAGTAATGTTCGGCATGAAGCGTAAGAAAGAAGCCAGCGAACTCGCTGCTAAGTACAAAGACCCGGATATCCCGAGCGCCAAGGTGGACGCCGTCGATACCGGCGAGAGCTTCCGCGCTGAGAAGCCGCAGGCTCCGAAGGCTGAGAAGAAGCAGTCCTTCAAGGAAGCTTTCGCTAGTGCGAAGGATGGTTCTACGTTTACGTGGAACGGCAAGCAGTACAAGAAGGAGTACGCCAAGCCGAAGACCGAGTCTTCGAAGCCGTCTGCTTCTACTTCGTTTGGACCTCCCACTCGCGGCGGCATGCGTAACCCGAAGGTTCCTACTTCGTTCGGACCCCCCACTCGCGGCGGCATGCGTAGTGAGAAGGCTGAGGCTACTAAGCCCCGTGGGCTTTTCCCAGACCTCCAAGCCCGCCGTGATGCTCACTTTCAGAAGCTTCGTGAGCGCCGCGCTGCGATGGGAATGAAGGAGCCGGAAAAGCCTGACTTGAGCATTCCCGGATTTAAACTCCGCACTGCTGAGAGCATCCGTGCCGAACGTAGCGCGGAAGAAGCCCGCAGGAGCGCCGCCGATAAAGCCCGTGGTGAAGCTCAGCGGGCCTCTACTGAAGCGCTTAGCAAGCGTGTTGGCGAGGACTTGGAGAAGTACAAGTACGGTCGCCCCGCGATGGCCCGAGGAGGCGCTGTGGAAAGCAAGGGCATGAAAGGCGGTGGCTCTTGCGGCAGCATGAAGAAGTATGCTCGTGGCGGCGGTGTCGAGACCCACGGCAAGACTAAGGGCACCATGATTAAGATGGCGTCCGGCGGCTCCGTCTCTGCTCGTGCTGACGGTATCGCCAGCAAGGGCAAGACCAACTGCAAGATTTGCTGAGGTAAACAAATGAAACACTACGCTTCTGGCGGGTCTCCTTCCGGCGTTCCTCGCCCTCCCAAGGGCGAGAAGTACGCTGCGGAGGCTAATGACTGGCGTGCCGGTGAAGACGAGGTGGAGATGGCTAAGGAGCGGACCAAGAAGAAGTCTGCCGCTCCCAAGGCTCCTGCTCCGAAGCGGTACGCCCGTGGCGGCGGCGTTGAAATAAAGGGCAAGACCAAGGGCCGGTTTGTCTGATGCGCCCGTCACGTGGCATGGGTATCATCGCCCCGTCCAAGCAGCCGAAGAAAATCCGGCGTAAAGACGGGGCGGAAGTTGACGTGTACTCGTCGGGCGGTTCGACCAAGTCGAGCGTCAACGAGGCTGGCAACTACACCAAGCCGGGGATGCGCAAGGCGCTGTTCAACAAAATTAAGAACAGTGCTACCCAAGGCACTGCTGCTGGTCAGTGGAGCGCCCGCAAGGCGCAGTTGCTCGCCAAGCAGTACAAGGCCAAGGGTGGGGGGTACAAGGATTGAAAGCGCCGCAGCAGTCTCTCAAGGCGTGGACCGACCAGAAGTGGCGGACCAAGTCTGGTAAGCCGTCCAGCAAGACGGGAGAACGCTACCTGCCGGAAGCAGCCATCAAGGCGCTGAGTCCGGCGGAGTATGCGGCGACTACCCGTGCCAAGCGCAAGGGCAAGGCGGCTGGTCAGCAGTTCGTGGCTCAGCCGAAGAAGATTAGCCAGAAGACTCGCGCCTTCAGGAACATGGGTAAATAAATGGTCGCTAAAACTACCGGCTCGACCGCCTTCAACCTTGACCTCAATGAAATCGTTGAAGAAGCGTTTGAGCGATGTGGCGCTGAGCTTCGGTCTGGCTATGACCTTCGCACTGCTCGCCGCTCTCTTAATCTGCTGCTTCTTGATTGGGCGAATCGTGGCATCAATCTGTGGACTGTGGAGCAGGGGCAGCAAGTCCTGACCTACAATCAGGACACCTACGACCTGCCCGTGGATACGGTGGACCTCCTCGACCACGTCATCAGGACCGGAACTGGTACCAACCAGACCGACATCACTATCACCCGTATCTCGGGTAGCGTGTACTCCGCTATCCCCAACAAGAATGCCACTGGGCGACCGATTCAGGTTTGGGTCAACAGACAATCCGGAGCTACCAACGCGCTCAATGTAGTCAGTTATCCGCAGTTTGTTGTATGGCCCAAACCTGATAACTCTACGACGTACACCTTCGTCTACTGGCGGCTCCGCCGGTTGCAGGAGGCTGGCAACGGTGTCAATGGGCAGGACGTGCCGTTTAGGTTCCTCCCGTGTATGGTGGCTGGTCTAGCTTACATGTTATCAATGAAGCTACCGGGCGCTGAAGCTCGTGTTCAAATGCTCAAGGGAGAGTACGACCAACAGTGGGCCTTGGCGGCGGAAGAAGACCGAGACAAGTCTCCGGTCAGGTTCGTGCCTCGCCAGATGTTCTAGGTGACCCATGAGCGGTAGTCGCTTTTCGTCCGGCAAATACTCTATCGCCATGTGCGATAGGTGCGGATTCAAGTACAAGCTAAAGCAGTTGAAGACGCTGGTCATCAAGACCAAGAACGTCAATATCAAGGTGTGCGCTGAGTGCTGGGAAGAAGACCATCCCCAGTTGCAGCTTGGTATGTACCCCGTCAACGACCCGCAGGCGGTACGGGAGCCAAGGCCGGATACGAGCTATTACGGCATCGGTAATAATGGTTCTAACGGTAGTAGAATCATCCAATGGGGCTGGAATCCGGTGGGAGGGGCTTCGCAGTTCGACGCCTATCTCACCCCCAATGCGCTGGGGACAACTTGCGCGGTCAATAGTGTGGTAGTCTCGTAAGGAGAATTTTCATGAAGATGGACCAGAAGACGATGAAGGCTCTCGCCAAGAGCGAGGTCAAGGGCCATGAGAAGCGGATGCACGGCATGAAGGCCGGTGGTCCGACCTCGATGGACATGCGGAAGTTCGGTCGCAACATGGCCCGAGTCAAGAACCAGCGGGGTGGCTAATGGACAAAATCAAGTCGGTTCCGGTTCCGCCTGAGTACGCTACGAAGGACGTGAACAAAGACGGAACCCGCGTCAAGGGCAAGTGGCCTCCCGGCATTGGCATGAAGAGGCACATCGAGATGCGCGGTACCGGTGCTGCCACCAAGGGCAAGAAGTTTCTGGATAACTGATGAACTACGTTGCGCTTGTGGCGGCTATTCAGGACTACTGCGGTAACGCAGAGCCTTCGTTCGTCGC